TGTTCATGGTCCGATCGCCTCGATCGCTGCCAGGTATGCCAATGCCAGGGCCTCGGCTTCGGTGTCCCCCAGCATCTCCGCGATGCATACGTTTCCATGCCCGATTATCGCGACGCATTCTCCCTTCGCAGATAATTCATACCACCATAGCCTCGCCCAGATCGCGGCCTGGAGGCTGGCTTGGAGCCAGGCTTCTGCTAGAGCGCCATTCATATCTATGCTTACGCCCGATTTCGAGCACTGCATAAGCCCCCACTGCCACTCATGATATGTGTCAGGATCGGCCTCTTGCAGCCGGTCAAGTAGTTCTTGATTCATCCTTTCCTCCTGCCTTCTCCAGCATGAGGCTTTCATTCAGATCAGAAAGCGCCTTGATCATGGCAGCCATCACTGCTGCTCTGGCGGCATCCTGTTTTGCGTTGTGTGCTGCTCTGGCAGCTATGATCTTGTTTTCAGATCGCAGCCGCTCGATCTCTGCGACAAGCTTCTCATCTATGGCCATGATCTCATCTCGGGCGGCTCGCGCCTCATCCGGCCAGGCCATGCTGCCCATATCCTGGCAGAGCTGGCGGCGGCGGGCCAAAAGGTTCTCTTTTCTGATCATATTATTCCTCTTATAATTAGGGTGATTGCCGGGCAGGGAATAGCAATCGGGAGGGATTGATCTGATGCCCGGCAAAGCGGCTTCCCGGAGTCGGACCGGGACCACCACGAGCCGCCAAAGAGGTATATTTTCCGTGGCTGACGATTATCTTTTCCTGATCCATCACCCCCCTAGATGATCCGCTCCCTCACCAATGCCGCCGTGGCCTCATCATTCCGGATGAGCCACTGGATCTCAGAGACCACCAGGCCGGCCTGATCGGATTCGTGGGCGGCTTTCCTTTTCTCGGCTTCGGCTGCTTCCAGCGCGGCCATCTCAGGCCAGCACTCCTGGGCGAGCTGGGCGTCTCGGGTCTCCGCATTCTTGCCCTGGATGGTTCCGCCCGCCAGCAGATCACTCTTCTTCTTATCGAGCGTAGCCTTCTCCGATATCGCTTTTTCGCTAGCCTCATATAGAGCTAGCTTTGCGGCTCGGAGGGCGGCGAAGGCATCTCGGATCTGGAGAGACGCGGCTAGTCTTCCATTCCCATAATATCCTGATGACATTGACGAGGCGATCATAGACTCCTCCCCGTGCTCCATTCCCAGGCGGTTATCATATCCTGAAGGTGGACTCTTCTATCACCGTTCTGCAACTCAACCACAAGCTGGAACGACTGCTCCTGCTCAGTCGAAGAAAGGGAGAAGAAAGCCTCCCTTTTCCGCATCTCTTCCAGGGCCAGGGCCTCATACCTCTTCTTCCAGCCTTGGATTGATCCGGCCATGCTCATGCACCTCTAGGGGCAGCCGGGATGTCCGGCTGGAAGAATTTTGGAAGGGCTTTCTCCAGGCTGCCGGCCGGGAAGTCCAGCAATACCTGGGCCCCGTTGGCAGGGGTGGGAAGCTCGATGGGTATGATAGTATACTTCCTATCATACCCATCTCCAGCTACAGCCACCTGCAGGACGCCTCCCATCAATGTGGTCAGGTTGTTGGCCTTCATGATCCCTATGATCTGCTGGAGAGCTCCCTTTGCCGACACGCTCCAGACCATTGGCACCTTTGGGTCATCTCCGGTCACCGCAAATTGATAGCTCGGGCGATTGATCTTCTGGTCTGCCTCGCGCCTTATGGGGTCTTTCAGGATTCTTACCTTGTTGATCTTCCCTGGCTGTGGCTTCCAGTACATGCCGCCACTTGTGGCGTCATCATTCATTTCTTCGTAGATAGACATTTACATAGCCTCCAAATCATCCAGTGCTTTCTTTAGTTGTTCATCGGTGCCGAAATAAACTAGATCCGTAGCCGATTTGACTTTTGCTTTGAGTGTGGAAAGGGCCACGCTTAGGGCAACCTTTCGTTCTAATTCTGCTTTTTCTGCCGCTTTCCGTTCGCCGCTCATCACAAATATGTCAAGAACTTCGATCATCGGAGGGCAGCGATACGCATTAGATCCGATGACTTCCCGGATTTCCTTCTCGCTTCTGATTTTACCTGCTCCATTGGCTATCAGATTTGCATATTCTGTCTTTATTTCTGGATATCGGAGTTTGATTTCACTTTTCTTATCGGATTCGATCTGCTCTAATCGCTTCTGGAAGAAGCGCAGCTTTCTATCGCTTACCATCTTTTTCTCCTGGCATTCGGCTTTTGGGTCCATGCCCGCGCCTTCGCCGATACATACCTACGACGGCAGCATATTTATAGTTATCGCTACTAAGCTAAAGTAACACCGAAAGATATATATGCTTATTTAGCGTATATGGGGGGCATGGCAAAAAAGATTACTTTTCCAGCCAGGGTTAACGCGAACCTTGGAATACGGGTGCCAGATGCCGCGCGAGAGCAGTTAAAAATCGACAAAGGAACACAACTGATGGTCACAATCGAGATCGTCGAGGTGCAACCACAATGAACTATGAAGAATGTAAAAATATCCGGCAGCAAGTATTAAAAACCGATGAGTGCTGCCAGAAATGCAAAACTACCAACCATCTGGTAGTACACCACATTATACCCAAGCGCGTTGGTGGAAAAGACAATATTAACAACTTAGTAGTATTATGCAGGTCTTGTCACCGAAAAGTACATCATATTATGGCAGCCGGGGCAAAAAATCAACATGAGTTAGGTCATTGCATCGATTCAATAAAAGGCCATCAGATGCTCTTAGACGATGATGCTTATCGCATCCTCACGGAAAAGCGGGATCAGATGAAGGCTGGCGGCATAAGGGCGAGCCTGAGCGATGCCGTCCGGGCGCTGGAGACCGGAGACTGCCACAGGAGGCCGCGAGGGACCGCGGGCGGGGCATGACCGACACCGACGCCGCCACCATCGCCGCCCTCCTGGAAGAGCTGAAGGAAGTAGATCCGCTGCTGTGGGACAAAATCACTTACTTGGATCAAGGTGATAGAGTAATCAAATTTGCATATCAGGTGCTGGATAATTTTGCCCTAGATCATTTGCAATGCTGCATCCAGAGGGCCATAGCGGCTAAAGGCGGTGATTGGCTCGTAGAAAGTTGGAATTCCCCCAAAGGTCTCTTCCATAGGGCCGAGATCATTGGATGGAAGGGCGGCGAATACAAACAAGATGCATACACCTCAGCCGCCGCGATCCTGGCGGCATACATTGAGGCAGTGATGGCGAGCAAATGACCGCCAAGGACGCCTTCTCTCTCTCTCCCCGCGAATGGGATGAGGTAGAGGAGAAGTACAGGAAGGCGGGCGGCCTGCCGGCAGAAGAGATGCTGGTGCAGTTGCTGGCCGGGGCGAACGTTTCTCAGCAGCAGTATCTGGCGCTCGGAATCATGGTAGGGAGGGCGAGCAGATGAGCAACGAGATCCGCAAATATCGAGTGCAATCAGATTTTACGGCAGACAATTTTGACTTGTATGTAATCGCCCTAGCAGGGCCTCGCCCCTGGACAGCCATAGAAATCGAGCATCAGAGATGCACTCTATCAGATGTCCAGGTTCTTGATTTAATTTCGGTGCTGTCCAGACGGTTGCTCAGGAGAAAGGGGTTCCAGGCCACCGAAAACCGCCAATGCCTCACAGTAACGTCAGATGGCTCTTTGGAAATGGAAGAAGAAGCCGAACCGGAGCAGTTAGCATGAATCTCGATAGCCTCAATCCATATCCGGCCTGGCGAGCGGGGCAGAGGGAGGCTTGCCAGGCTATTGTAGAGGCGGTACAAGCAGGGCAGCGGATCATCACATATAAGGGGCCTACGGGCAGCGGCAAGAGTTTGGTGCTGTCTGTGGCGGCCAGGGCGCTGCTGGAGGAGGGGACCATCAAGCGGGCGACCTACACCACCCCCCAAAGGCAATTAGTCCATCAGCTCGCCGGAGATGATCGGCTCGGGATCACTGCGCTCCTAGGCAGGGCCAACTATCCCTGCCGCAAGATGCCGAAGGGCAACGCTGGAGATTGCCCGGTGCCTGCCAAAGTCCGGCGCAAGACCTGTCCAGGCTGCCCCTACCTGGCGGCCAAGGATGCCTACGTGGAGGCTTCTGTGGGGGCAACGACCTTGGACAAGCTCCTCACCGATAGGAGCCTGCCATCGGCTGATCTGCTGATAGTGGATGAGAGCCAGGGGCTGGAGATGAAGCTGATTGACCAGCGGTCTATCATCCTGCCTGAGTGGATGGACCTGACCGGGGACCTGCCGGAGCAGATGGGAATCTGGCTGAAAGCAATCAGAGAAAAGCATATGAAATATGAGGGCAAGCTGGAAAAGCTCTTCGCCCGAATGGCGCCGCCCGGCGAGTCGGAGGAGGTCCGGAGCCTGATGGGCTTCGTGGATGCCTCTGACGCGGCCAAGGTGGCCAAAACATTGGAGCGGATCAATAGAGCAATGGACAAGGCCCAGGCTATCACCAGGATCGTCTCAGAGGCTCCTGAGAGCTTCGTGATCGACTCCAAGACGCGAGCCTTCAAGTTGATCTCGGGCCGGGAGCAGTTCCGGGAGTTCATCATGGGGACTCAGGCGGTTATTCTCGCGTCAGGTACTCCAACAACACAATTAATTGCGGAAGATTATATTACCATATCGTCTCCTCATCCAGTTCCTGTAGAACAGCGGATGGTATATTTTCATCCATGTGGGAAGATGGCGATGGGAGCACGGGATGAAACATTAGAAAAAATGGGGCCGATGATTGCAAAAATGCATAAAGAACATGGACAAAACACTCTTTGCCATTGCCATTCTTATAAAATCGCGGGGGATCTTGGACAAATTTTATATGATGAAGGATGTAGCCCTATGTTCACTGATCGGGAATGCCGCGAAGATGGGGTTGAAAAATGGAAAGCATCGACCGGAAGAATTCTTTTAAGTGTCGGAATGGAAGAAGGGCTTGATCTTCCCGGACCAAAAAACTGTCTTAATATAATTGTAAAAGTTCCATTTCAATATTTAGGTGATGAATGGATTGTGCGCAGAAATGAGCATGATAAATATCTGCCTATAGAACAACGCTACAGCGATGTTGCCACGATCACTGCTCTCCAGCAGGCATGTGGCCGGATAGTCCGAGGGCAAGACGATTTAGGACCTGATGGCAAGCCAAAAGAATGTTGGATATTAGACAGCAGTCTTGAAGGACTGTATAAGCGATGCTGGCAACTTTTCCAGCCCTGGTTCCGTTCGGCGTTAAGACGAAAATCGTGATCGGAAGACAGCGAAACTCTTATTAAGTATGCGGATCAATACTTTACCAAGGATAGGGATTGCAACCCGATAAGCGCCTTTTCCGAGAGGCGCTTCCTACACTTACTATCTCGGATACTATCGGAGGTATTGATTGTGACAACTAACCAAGAACCTAATAGAATTTGTAAATCTTGTGGAAAAGCTTTCTATGCAAAACCTACTAGAATAAAATATGGTCTGGCTATTTTTTGTTCTACTAAGTGTCGAGCAAACGACAAATCTACATATAGAAAAACACCTGGAAACAACGCGACTTGTAGAAACTGTGGATCATTATTTCATGTGTATCCATCTGAAATAAAACACGGGCAGGGCATTTATTGTTCATCTAAATGCAAGTATGAATATATAAAATCTCATAGAACACCGCCTGAAAATAACCGAACTTGTGCGACATGCGGAAAGCAATTTTATATGCGTCCCAGTAGAAAAACAGAGAACGGAAAAGGAATTTTCTGTTCTCCGGCATGCCGCACAACAGCTAGCATAGGGAAAACGCTTTCTCCTGAAACTCGATTGAAAATTTCAGAAGCACAACGCGGAGAAAACGGAAACAATTGGCGTGGTGGAATTTCGTTTGAACCATATTGTCCAAAATTCAACAAGGATTTGAAAAACAGAGTGCGATCATTCTTTGGTCATAAATGCATTATGTGTGGAAAATCAGAATTGGATAACAAGAAGAGTCTTTCGGTTCACCATGTAGAATATGATAAAAATGCATGTTGCCACAACAAACCAGTAACATTCGCGGCGCTTTGTTGTAGTTGTCACACAAAAACTGGTAATAGCGATCGCCCCCATTGGGAAGCCATGTTTCACCGATGCATAGATGAGATATGGGGAGGTCGATCTTATTATACCAAAGAAGAGTATGCAGAGATATGCAAGCAGCGGCCCGAGGAGGACGCCCGGCCATGAGGGCATCGCGCAGGTCCGGGCGGTAATCTACTTTTTCAACTCTCTTTTTGGCTGAGGGCGAGGGAGGCGCAAGGTAGGGACGGCCTGCGGTCCGTCCTGCCTCGCGGCGGCGAGGCGATAAGTAGATATAGTTGGTATGCGTATAACCGTTTATGAGAAGATTGAATTTGGTGGTATCCGACGAGGCCGGGAAGGTCTTGGACACCATAAAAAAAGAAGGCGGGTATAGTTCGCTTGATAACGCTATGGATGCTTTTTTGACATCTTGGACAGGCGCGCGGAGAGCTACGGATGACATGCAACCTGATGAGGATTGATCATGTCCACGCTTCCGATTATGTTCACTGTGTGTGATCCAGATGGGAAAGCCGTTGAGGAAATTAATGAATTTCCAAACGCGAAATGTTCTATTTGTGATAAAACCGCGTCGGCCATGTGGAGAGGAGCGATCGATTTTTTCATATGTCCCAAATGCGCCACGAACATTTTACCACGATTAATAGCAGACGCCATCGTGCAACCACAGACAAAAATGAATCAGATATCAAATTCTCTCAAAGATGCTGAAATAGCATTTTGGCAAGCGGTGGCTGTAAAAGGAAGATAGCATGATTAATCTTCCGCCAGTGCTTGCCGGGCTGCGTCAGTTTTGCGTCCGGGTAGGAAAGCAACCGTTCATTAGGCATCCTCACACCGGAGAGATTACCCCTAAGTGGAAAGGCAACGACGACCCATCTAAAGATATCATTTGGCATGGGGAGGACGGATATCTTACACTTGATGAAGCATTACAAATAAACGAGTCCGGGATTACGGTCAAAACCAAATTCGATGCTCTATGGATAGATTCTCCGCTCGATGGCATTGGATATATGAACCACAAAGAATCTGACCAGACCAAACAGATTGTTGGGGGAGACCTGGATGCATGTAGAGACCCGTTTACCGGATGCCTGAGCGAATTCGCAAAGACGTTTTTGGAAGATACTCAGCCATTTTATGTCGAAGTTAGCCCGTCGAAATGTGGAATACGGATGTTCTATCAGGCGCACCTCCCGAACCGACTAGACAGTTTCACGGCTGGCGGCACGGATGACCTTTCCGATGAAATGAAGGCTCATATAATCGAGGTCAAGCCGGTTATTCAAGAGAAAATTGATAAGGGGCAGAACCCGTGGAACCATTTGGAACTGTATGAGGATGACCGACACCTAACAATTACGGGCATCGAATCAAAACAATATGAAGTGGCTGATAGGTCATCGGCTATAATGATTGCGACAATACCACTCATCACACAAAACAAGATCAACCAAAACCGTTCCTCCTCACCAGACTGGATTAATGAGATGGTGAAGGATTCGGCTGGTAAGAAATTGCCACCGCTTACCATGCGGGATGTAATCGATTTGGATGCACCGGGCTGGCACTACGAAGGCAGCCAGCTTGCAAACGATCACCCCATCTTGGGAGGGACCAGTGGGCATAACACTCTGATAACAGAAGACGAATCCGGTTATGCCTACATGCATGATAATCTCAACGTTGGAGGCGATGCATGGGTTTGGTTAGCACATGAATGTGGAGCAGTCCCGTGGGAGGTACATGGTAAGGGACTTCTAAAAGATCCTGCTATTAGAGAAAAAACGATTGCCCATGCAATTAAGCGGAAGCTGATCAAGCCCCAGGACGTACCTGCATATGTACCGACCATAGCTTCCCTATCGATTGAAGATGTAACTTTCTTGGATGGTGTGGGAGACAAGGCATTCCGCAAGTACAGCCCAACCAAAGCCGTAATCAGCCTGTTAAAAGTTCTGAAGCTGGCGAAAGCAACGGGTGGAAATAACAGAGACCCGATTTACTATTATAACGGCCAAATTTTCGTCCCTGATGGCGAAAGGATCATAAACAATATTCTTAACAAAGCCGCCGGGGACCTGGCGACCATCAAAAACAAAAAGGAAACCGTCACACGGCTGCATGATTTTCTTTTGAACTATCCAGCGACTTTTGATCATGATCCATTTCTATTAGGTGTTAAAAATGGCGTGGTTGATCTGAGGACGGGCGAACATCGGCCATATTCACCCGAAGATCTGATGACCGATCAGATCCAAGTAACTTTCGACAAAGATGCGACTTGTCCGAAGTTTATAAAGTTTTTGAAGGAGGTTGCACCAAACGAAACCGACCAGTGCACCCTAGTTGACTGGTTTGCGGTTCATTCAATCAAGCTCATGTTTCCCTATATTATGTTCCTCAATGGATTAGGCCGAAACGGAAAGGGAGTTTATGAGCGGGTAATGAAAAGATTTTTCGGGGAAGACGCCTTTTGTGGAATGGCTCTTGAGGAGTTGACCCTTAAAAACAATCGGTTCGCAGGGGCAGAGCTGGTCGGGAAGCGCGGGCAGATTGTATCTGAGGCCGGAGAGGAGCAGTCAAAAGGAAAGCGAAGGATACCCACGGCGTTCTTGAAAAATTCGACTGGAGACGGGATAATCGACTCGGATCGAAAAAACAAGAGTCGAATAAAATTTAAGCCATTTCACGCAACGACGATAGACTCTAACGACATGCCGTTAATTGATGATATGTCGAAAGGCTGGATAGAGCGGTTTTGCAAGGTAGATATGCCCTTCCACTATGTAGACAATCCAGATCCAGATAACCCGATGGAAAGACAGAAAGATCCATACCTATTCGAGAAGCTAACCACCGACGAAGAGCTATCTGGCATTCTCAATCTAATTGTCGAGAGAACAATCAAACTCTCAAAAACCATGACTATAACAAAGCGGCCAGGCGAGGAGATGTTTGCGGAATATCGGAAGCAATCGAACAGTATCAACACGTTCCTAGAAGAGTATTGCGACTACGATCTTATGGGCGGGACGGGAAAGGATGTGCCCCTTGATGTCGTTTATGATGCATATAAGGCGTGGTGTGAGATTAAAACATGTGATAAAGTCGATGAGAAGCGGTTTGGTGCGGCTGTCAAAAAAATGTGTGACAATCACCCACCCGAACGGATAACCATAGATAATCATAAGAAAAGAATCTATAGAGGATTCAGATTTGATGCCAAACGCTATCAGGACCATTGGGACCATTACTGGACCATTAATGGACCATTAAAAACAGTATCAGGACCATTAGGACCATTAAATGAGCATAAATTAGGTGATATTGTGAAAATGCCCCCTATAGAAAAAATAAATCCGAGTTTACCCAAAAAAGCAATTAATGGGGCTGATAGCGATGGCAAAAATCTAATGGTCCCTGATAGCGAAAAAAAACAAGGCGAAATCGCTTCAATGGTCCCGATATCGATTTTGCTTAAAGACGAAGATAAATCGATATCAAAAGACTCTAGTATGGTCACAGTCACATTCTTAACACCCTATAGCACAGACATGGAAGGAATTATGACGGACTACAAGGAAGGAGATAAGGCCACGGTCGCAAGACCGAGGGCAGATACCTGGCAGAAGAGAGGGATTGTGAGCATGGAAGGAGGAGAATGAGATGAGCCAGCACAAAGGAGCCAAGGGTGGGCTGGGCAGGACCCCACCCAAGCCAAATCCTCGGATACGGAGCAAGGATATACCATGGGCGGTGAGGACGAAGGCAGGATCACCGATCGGTAGGTCGATGCTATGAGCACCATTCCACCCGAGGAGCTGGCCGAGCGCCAGGCCCTGGGCGCTAGATACCATGCACAGCGCAGGATCGATCAGATCGATGATCAGGTCCGTGGCATCCGGACAGCGATCAATATCCTGATCAAGGAAGAGAAGGCGCTGCTGAAAGAAAAGGCAGCACTGGAAGGCGAAGGCAATGGCAAGTGATGCCAGTGACCAGGAGATCTGCCCTAGGATCGTCTATGAGCGGCTCAAGGGTAGGGTGGAAGGATGACACCACCAACCGTGAAGCGTATTGGCCGGCCTCCGGGGAAGCGCAATCTGACCGCGGAAGAGAAGGCCGCTATGAAGGCAATGGCGGCTGACGGATGGGGCATGGGAGCGATCGCAAAGCGGTATGGCGTCAGTCCTATATGGGCGGGTCGGGTCGTCAGGAGCCCGCCGCCATGAGAGCCTGCATGAAGCGGATGGTGGAGACGCTCGCCATAGTGCCCCAGGAGCCGGTGAGGATGGCCAAACTATCCCGGCTTTGCCACCGGACTGATAGCAACCTCCGGGACATCCTGGAGGACCTGGAGGCCCTAGGTTGCGTGGCTCGGGAGGAGAAGCGGTCCAAGCGCGGGGGGAAGATGGTCTTCTGGCGGAAAACACGGAGAATATAAATAGTAGGAGGAGCAATGGATAAGACGGATACTTTAACGGAAGATGCACCGGACCAAAGCATCCTCGGCACCATTGAGCGAAAGCCTACTCAATGGCAGCCTGAATTTTCTTTTAATTCGATCATAGAATGGCGCTGTGGGAATTGCCATAAGAACATCTACTATTCCAGTTGGCGGGCTACATACTGTCCGCATTGCGGGGCTCCTATCTTCAATTTTCCGAGAAAGAAGATGGATGCAGAGCCCCATCACGATAGGACATACAGCTATCTGGAGACTCTGAAATATGCCGGGCCAGGGCGAACCAATGGATCTAAGTCTGAGCGACAAGCCGCTCCTGGTCAGCGGTCCGGCGCGGGTCCCGGAAATAAGCGACACAAGCGGCGCACCGTTCCCTAATCTCTATAAGATCCTAGGCGATCCCTTATGAACTCCCTGCCAGATTGCATATTCCCTTCGGCCAATTCGGAGGGCATAGCTGATCTCATGCCGTCTATGCAGGGGGATTTCCTGGATTATCCTCTTCAGTATGGATCTGTCCGGAGAGACGGCGATTACAGGGGCCGCTGCATATCGTTTTATGTGGACGATTGGCGGTTTAATTCTCTCGGAAATGCCGTGCTTTACGGGGATCATTTCTGGAAGCTGTGGGAGAGGCCGGATAGGGTGTGGAAATCAGGCGCTCCGAGCTTCATAGAAGTCAATTTCTCCACCAGCAACGCGCAGCCTCGGTGGAGAGCCTTAGAGCAGATCGGCAAGAAGAGGCATCTCTCCAGGTATTGGCAGGAGCGCGGTATGCTCTGCTGGGTCGATCTCAATGTAGCCCCGCGATGGTGGGAGGAGAATCTTCTCGGCGTTCCACTCGGATGGAAGGCTTATGCTACCAGGATTCATAAGAACTGTACTCTGGATACCTTAGCAGATCAAGCCTCCCTGGCAGAATGCCACGCTGGAACAGACCAGATCAAGTTTGCCGTATTCGGCCACCGGGAGGAGATCAAATCTCTTTGCCAACGCGAAGGCTGGGTTTATGTCGATGAAGGCCACCTAACCTGGCAGAAACGCGAAAGCCACAAGGCAGACAAAATGAATGCGTTGCAATCTGATATCAAGATAGAAAAGCCTAAACAAACAATGTCTTTGGAGACTTGGATCTGATGGGCGGCAATGCAGGTGGCGGTGGCAGTGGCGGCAGATCGGGTGGAGGCGGTGGGTCTGGAGACGCCGGTCAGCCGGGGGAAGTTTTCCGGGCGGCGGAAGAAGCCAAACTTCAAGCGAAAGTTAATCAAATGAGCAGTGTGCTTGATCGGGTTGGGGCATCGGTGGAATCTCGCGGTGAATCAATTAATAAAATGAAGACCGATCTTTCTAATATCAATATGAGAAGTTTCACACAAAAACAACGCATACCAGATCTTAAGAAGTCCATCCGATCGGAGACAAAGAAGCAACAAATCGATATCAAGCGATGGGAAAACATCAATAAAAGAATAGACAAGATGGTTGGTTAAATTCTTTTCTCGATTGCTTCCCTGAGTATCCAAGACGCTTTCTCTCGCGGATTTTGCTGTAGCCATATCCACTGATGCTCTTCGAGGGAGACAGTCACTTTGTGGTAAATCGGGCGGCGGAGTGGTACGATAACCGCGCCCGGCATGACCGTAACCTTCAAGACGCAAGTCTGGCAGATCCAATATTGATCTTCTGTCAGACTTTCGCCAGATTGGTCAATGTCTCTCTTGCATTCTGAGCATTTATTCTGCATCGCAAAGCCTCCTGATATAATCCTTCTGTTTGGGGGTCATGTTCTCGTACATCCTGCGCTCTTCTTCTTTTCGGCGAGCAGACATTTCTTGAACGGCTTTCAGAGTTTCCGGGTTGGGCGTTGGTCTTCGTATTGGCATCTTAATGCATCTCCAATACATACTTAGGACGTATAACTATAAATATCTTTCCCTCCTAATCATCCATTCGTGCAAGCTGCCCATTTGGCCGGCAGTCGAAAAGGTACTGCGCTATCCCTCGGGCCTTCAATGGTCCGGGGGTCACGATTCCAAATTAAGGCTATAAAGGATATTCGATATAGCCGGGACAGAATTCCATCAAGGGCTCCGCTTGGAGCCCATCACAATCACCAAACCCAAAATCTAGGAAGTAGAGCGCCAGAACCAACGGGGCCGGGTTTTGATATCCTCCTTTCCCGGTCCCCTCCTCGTCATTACAGCACCCTTGGCTACATTCGGGCGCTGAGTCATGGCAGGCCACGGCTGGAGGCCGGGTTTTTCGGTTTCCCTTTCGTGATATACATCCTATGAGCTTGTGACTCCTCCAGCCGAGGACCGTATAATAATCAAGGATTGATGATATGTGCAACCAACAGACACCCCTGGGGGGTTAAGTCAAAAAAAGAAAGCAGGCGGCAAAGTAAATGCTATTAAAAAAAGACCTCAATATATAAAACTCAAGAAACCAGATGACGTGATGGCCTATGTTCAAAGGCTAATCAACAGGCTCCGGGAAAATGATCAGGAGATTGAACAGCTCGGAAAGATCACCAATCTCCTCAATGTCTGGATAGCCGCTCACAAGGACAAGATGGAAACAGATGATTACAAGAAGCTCCGGGCCGAAATGGATGAGTTCAAGGTCAAGATGGAAGCCAGATGAATGTCTACGCACTCCAGCAGCAATTCAGGAAGATCCAGAAAGCTGCTGTTCGGCCATCCATCACCGCGACTCTTCCAAGCGGTGAGGTCGAAATAGATCCGGGCGAACTGCTGGATTACTTCGTCTCCGCAATCCGATTAGGAGACATCCCTCAAGACCATCCATTTTATCCCATCTTTCAGGAAGCCGAAGAGGATGAAGCGCAAGGCCAGATCTTTGAGTGCCTTCGCAAGCTGGCACGGGGGCTCACGCCCGAGAAAGGCACCAATGATCTATTCTTGCCAGTGGGGAAGCAGGCCGAAAGCATCCTGGCTTGCATCGACCGCCCCATGAGCATTAATCTCTGGTATGGATCGGTGCGAAGCTCCAAGACCATCATGAGCTTAATCGTCTGGCTCTGGCGGTGCCTGCATGGCAGGCATGGCCGGCGGATGATGGTAGGAAACACAACGGAGACCTTAGAGCTAAACTGCATCGAGCCACTCAAGGATCTCCTGCCGGCTGCCGTGGTGCACACGACCGGCTGGAGGCAGTTCTTCATCTATGGCCGCAAAGTATCGATCAGAGGGGCCAATGACGTGGGTCAGGAGAAGAAGTTTAGGGGACCCACGCTCCTAGATGCCTACTGTGATGAGGTCACGACCTGGGCGAAGTCTGTCTTCAAGATGCTGAGGACCAGGATGGACAAAGCAGGATCAACTCTGCTGGCTACCACAAACCCTGATCAGCCGATGCATTATATCAAAACGGATTACATCGACCGGGCAAAAGAGATCTCCATAAGGCTCTGGCATTTCGTCTTAGACGACAATCCGGGGCTCACCGATGAGTACAAAGCAGATCTGGTCCGGGAGAACCCGCCCGGGACGGTCTACTATCTCAGGTTCATTCTCGGCTTATGGGTGGCTGCTGAGGGCCGGGTGTTCTCCTTTTTCTCCACCGATCCAAAAGATGGCTATGTGGTGGAGAAGGAGCCGGACGATCTCGTGACCTGGATGGTCTCGATAGACTATGGCCAGGTTCACCCAACCTGTATGGGGTTATGGGGGTATTCCCTCTCCCAGAAGTGCTGGTATCTGGTCAAAGAATTCTTCACCAACGACAAGCCCAACGCGGTTTTTTCGGAGGAGTTCGGCAGGGAGATGCTGAATTATGAGGGCCGAACGATCATCCCCATTTCGGTCGAAGTCGATCCGGGCGGCGGTGGATTGAGCTTAATCAAGCAGCTCAAAGCCGATTATCCCAAGCTGACCATCAGATCAGCAACCAAGAAAGACGTGCTTAAAGAAGTCCAAGAGTATGCGACTGCGATCTATAGCCACATTGTGAGGTTCTGTGCGAGGTGCAAGCGGACTATCCTTGAACATGCTGGTTATGTCTGGAATGAGAAATCACAAGGCGCGGGCAAAGAAGAGCCCCTTAAGCTGAATGATGATAGCTGTGACATGGGCAGGTATTTCTACAATCGGGCGGCTAAACTATGACGATCTGTTTACTATGTGGCAATGAGATCAGGCCTAAAGAGTATCCTATCCCTATTGCCGTCCTCAAATTCCAGCCAGTCACCAGGTCGGGAAGCTTCAGTACTTCTATGATAACTGCTCAGTATGCCTGCCAGGCTTGTTTTGCGCGTGTGAAAGCAAACGAAGCCAAGATAGCGGCTGATGCAGGCGATACGATGATCGAGGCCGAAAATGCTCACTGATCTTACCTGGATAGCAGACGGCAAGCCCTGGCCTCCGGAGGACAAGGATGAGGCTGACCGGCGAGCAGAGCACGCCAAGAACCGGCTCCTCTACAATGGGGATCATGTGGCGGTTTTCCCCAAGCTGGCAGCATATCTCAAGGACAAGGAAGACGACGACAAGAAAGTCCCTATCATCATTGGCCTGGCAAAGACGGCAACCAAAGAATACCTGAATTTCATTATCGGTGAATCGCCAGAGATAGATGCTCCCACTCTTTATGATCTGCCAGACTATGAGGTGCTGACTGATGCATCCCGCTACGGCCTGGGTGCCCTGGAGATATCCCAGGACCGGATCGTAGCCATAAGCCCAGAGAATTGCTACATAGTCGTAGAGCCTGGAAACATCCAGCGGGCCAGCGCATACGTTATCTTTGCCACGTTCAAGCAGCTTGAAGGAGAGGGCGATAAGAAGAAAGAGCATGAGTATGTCAAGTTCACGATCCACACAAAGGGCCAAATCCAGCACGTCGTCTATGAGATCATCGCTTCAGAGACCGTCAATGTTCCTGGCGTGGTCGTCGGCAGTGGCAAGAAGCTTGCCGGGCCGATCCCAGTAAAATCCTTTCCGCAATATGAATATCTTGAAGTCGATGGTGAGGGGAACCAGGCTACAGGCGTCGATGATCTGCTGGTTGTGCGGATCGATAATATCCTCACCAGTGACCGCTATTATGGCCAGTCGGACTATATACCCGAAATCTACTCCAAACTGGAAGCCTTAGATCTGGCCTATACTCAGAGGGCTGTGGTCCTGCGCAAGTTCACGCACCCCAAGCCTATGGCCGGGCAAAGCGCGTTTACTTTCGATCACGCAAAACAAAAATGGGTTTGGAAGTCAGAAGAGGCAATTATCCTCGATGCCGGCGAGCAACCGGCTCAATATCTTACATGGCAGGCAGAACTCGGGGCCGTCGAAGTCGAAATCAGAGACCTCTACAAGCAACTTCTCAAAGACTTCTCTTTGACTGATGACGATGAAGTTAACAAAGCCGAAAGCGGAACTGCAATCCGGCTAAAGCAATCCGAGACCCTGGCCAAGGTTCGTTGGCTGGCATCAGAATATCAGACGAAAGTCCCTATCATCTATTCACTCAAATCCAAGATCTCTAAAGAATCCTCCTTTGAGCCGGATAAAGTGCAAGTCAAGCTCAAGGACGGCATCCCCAACGATCCCAAAGAGGAAGCCGAGATTGCAGCCATATGGTACTCTGCCGGAGCCATGAGCACAGAGGCGATGCTTGAGGCGCGGGGCCTCAAGGAAGGCTCCGAAGCTTTCGACAAAGAGCTTGAGCGCCTCAAAGCCGCCCAGCCACCTGCACCGGAGGCCCCTGTGGTAGAGCTGCCCGGCCTGGAGGCCATGAATGCCGGCCAGCCTGCTCAGTGATGCCCAGGCCCAGCGCCTGATTAAGCTCTATGATGGCGCCGAGAAAGAGATCCTGGCCGAGATCAATAGGCTCCTCCTGAAAGATCCAGCCTCAGAAAGCTACAGCATGGCCTGGCAGAAGACTCTCCTCCAGAGAGTCCAACAAATCAGGGCAGATCTCCAGAAGGGCTCAAGGACCTGGTGCCAGGAAGCCATCCCCGATTCCTATATGAAGGGCATGGCATGGGCGGATAAAGATCCACTCATGGGTGGCAAGGCCATTCCCGGCTTTGGATCGATCCATCAGCGGGCCGCGCAAGTGCTGGCCGAAAATACCTATAATCGCCTCCAGGATGTGGGCCAGGTCGTAGGCCGCAAGGTTGACGACCTCGCGCGGGCGATCTCACTGGAAGCCACAAAGGGCTCTGTCCTCGGCTACCAGACCACTCGCCAGGCGGCAAAGAAGATCAAGGCAGACCTGGCCGAAAAGGGCATCACAGGATTCACCGACAAGGCCGGGCGCTCATGGAACATGGGCAGGTACGCGCGGGTCCTGGCCCAGGAGACCACCAACGGCGCTTTCCGGCAGGGATCTATCAACCGCTATCAGGAACATGGCCATGATCTGGTGCGGATATCCAGCCACACCAAGTCCTGCCCCAGGTGCGTTCCCTGGCAGGGCCGGACCCTGAGCCTGTCCGGAACCGATCCGGATTATCCCTCTCTGGCTGAAGCCCAGAGCGCGGGGCTGCTCCATGTGGGCTGTCTCCATGTGCTCAGCTTGGCGCCGGAGGAGAAGGACAGGTACATAGCGAGCCTGAAAGAAAGGTCCGCTGCAATCCGAAACTCATAATCATCTTTTCACAGTTTAGGCTACAGGAGCCTTAATCCTGGGAGATACATTCTATGGCAGATACCGCAACGCCACCAGCCGGCACGCCTCCGGCAGATCCAGCAGGCGGGCAACCAGCGCAGCCACCGGCGGCAGACCCGGGGAAGACACTTACTCAGGCAGAAGTAGACGCGATAGTCAAGGCCAGGCTGGCCAGAGACCGCGAGGCTCTGGAGAAAGACCTGGGAATGAGCCTGAAGGACGCCAAAGCCCTGGCGGCAGCCAAGAAGAAGGCAGACGACGACGCCAAAAGCGAAGTCGACCGGCTGAAGGGCGATGTCAATACTCACAAGGCCACTGCCTACAAGGCAACGCTTGAACTAACCAAGATCCGGGCATTGGTTAAAGCAAAGGTAGATCCTGAAAAGTTGGATGCGATGTTAAAGCGCGTCGTAGGCTCGACTCCAGAAGAGATCGAAGCCGATGTGCTTGAGCTGGCGGGACTCGGACTCTTGGCAGCCAAGACGCCACAGGGCGCACAGGGCGCGGGTAATCAGGGGCTGATGAAACAAGAGCAGCCTGATCTCGGTCAGCAGATCGCCGCCGCCGAGAAGGCCGGAAACACCGCTTTGGCGATTCAATTGAAGCTGAAAAAACAAGGCTTAGGATGATTCTAAATGGCAAATGCTGATGCACAGGCTACGTATTGGAATACGGAGCAATATCATGGCGTCCTGCTCACTATGGGCGCTAAGGAAACGCCTTTCTTAAATGCAATTGGGGGCGCGGGTGGAATGGCCCGGTACAAAGTGGCGAAAGACTGGAAGTTCGCCATGTCCTCACAGAACGAACTCGACGCCGAGTCCCAAAGCAGCATCACAGAGACCGCATCTCTGACCGCACCTACTGAGCGGAACTACGACAGAAGCCAGGAGTATAATGTCTGTCAGATCCTGCAGAAGACCGTGGGCGCGAGCTATGCGGCTCAGTCTGCCCTGGAAGCCTTGTCTGGCATCTACCTGGCTGAGAATCTGGCCGATGTCAATGATCCGATGGTCAGCAATCTCCAGATGACCCTCTTGCAGTCCGCCAGGGAGATAGAATATCATGTCCTCAACGGAACCTACAACCTGGCAGCCAACGCCGGCCAGGCCATGCAGACCAGAGGCATAACCTCCGCAATATCCACCAATGCGGTAGACGCCGGCGCTGATGCCCTCACCACGGCGGACTTTGACGCGATGATCCTGCTCCTGAAGGAGACCAGTTTTGCTCCTCTGAAGAATCCAGTCCTATGCTGCCGCTACTCTGTGAAAAAGAAGCTCTGCGATCTGTATGGCGTCTCTCCCTTCGCTACTCCTACCAACAATATAGGGACAATCAGCGGCGCAATTGATACCATTGTCACCGAAGCTGGAAAGTTCCCAATTATGGAAGTGGATCAGGTCGCCGCCGCGACTATCCTGTTGATTGACATGGCCGCTTGCAGTCCCGTGTTCCTGCCGAAGCCCGAGCGGAACGGCAACCCCGGTGGCATCATGTTCCTGGAGCCTCTGTCCAAGACCGGTGCGGCTGACAGGCTGCAACTCTATAGTCAGTATGGTCTGGATTACGGTTCCGAGAAGCTTCACGGCAAGATAACCAACTTCACCTAAGGAGGAAACATGAGAAAAATTCTCATTATCTCCCTTTTGGCCATGATGCTGATAGGGGATGTACTGGCTGCCACCTGGAGCGCTCCGCCCGCATATACAGGCGGTGGAAGGGGTATTCATACGCGGTATCTTTGGGTAGATAATATTGCATCGGATACCGGCACTGATAACGATTTCGGGCATATTGCTATCCAGACAATAGCCGCTGCCGAGAGCACCGACACCGATCAGCTCAAGGCAGCCGCGGTCAATGAGTTTAACAGCACCACGCACTTTCTGCTGTTATCCACTGATACCGCTTTCTTGGATCAGCCAGACGTTCCTCGTAACATCATTGCTACGATGAATACGAGCACCAGTGGCTCTCTGAAGCTCACCGGCACGGATATCAGTGGCGCAACAATCACCGAGAATCTAACATGGTCATCTGCAACCGGCGCAAAATCTTCTACGAAGGCTTTCAAGACCGTGACCCGAGTAGACGGCACATGCACGACCAACACAGCTCAGTTCATTTTGGGCACCGGTGATCTCCTCGGGCTGAACACAAAACTTGGGGCCACGAATACCGTCCTATTCTGTGCCCTGGGTGATACCCGAGAAAGCACTGCCCCAACCGTTACCGCTTCTGCAACAGTGCTCTCGCTGAACACTATCGACACCAATTCTGCGCCTGGCGGAGCTGTCACAAAGGTCTGGATGGTGGTCTAATGTGACCATCGTTTATACGAAAAGGCCTCTGCCTATCGGTGTGACTGTTGTTAGGTCTCAGACCCGCATGGAGCTTGGGCCGGATGAGCTGGTCGAAAAGCTTTCGCGGCAAGGCTTCATCGAGACTGAGGCAGTGAAGTTGGCCCGCGAAAAGCCCAAAGAAAAGCTTACCGAGCCTGAAAAAAAGCTTACCAAAAAGCCGGAGAAATCCGGCTGAATATCTCTTTAGGGGGCCGAAATGACGAATACCACTCTAGGGGTGGTCCATGACATCCTGACCATATCGGTATCAGGCGGCGCTCTGAGCAAGACCTGCACGGTGCAGATATATTACAGGTGATTAGATGGCCGTCGAGATATCTATTGTAGGCGAAAAGATCATCCTAACCGAAACTACCGACGCGGACGGGGATGATATGGCAGACGTGGCCGAAGGCATACAGGTATTGGATGAGGTGCCGACGGACCTGTCTGTGTTTGAAGATGGAAGCATGTTCAAAGTCGGGGATAGGATTTATGCAGTCCACAAAAGCTAAAGCTAAGGAGATGTGATATTAAATGCCAGCAGCAACAGTTAAAAGTATTGCATATGCAGACGAAGTAGCCGCGCTGACAAGCGACGCCCCCGCCGATATCGGATCTACCGCCGCCGCCGGTGACGGCACAACAGCGGCACGATCAAACCACGTTCACGAGATTGGCTCGGGGGCAGTGGGAGATACGATCAAATTAGCCGCCGGTGTAATCGATTTCCAGGCGGTCCCAGTAGCCGCGCCTGGCCCGACCGAACTCGTCAAGGGTATGGTCTACATGGACGGCACCACACTAAAGGCAGTCACTGTGAGCTATTCTGCATAGGTGGCTCATGAAAGAATCCGACCAGGTTAACCTGATGCTCGAAATCGAGCACATGAAGGAGCAGGCCACCAAAGACCGAAAGGCAATGGATGAATTGCTTGCCTGGAAAGCGCATCAGGAGCAGGATAGTCTCGCCAGAATCGGCCAATACTGCAATGAACTTAACGAATATTTTATTAAGCGCAAAGCAACCATTTCAGAAGTGCTTGCCGTCCTGACCATGCTCAAGGATCAGCATAGCAGGGCATTCGTTGAGGGAAAAGCAGTATTCAAGTAGAGTGGAGGTCAAATGACAGCGGCAACCGTGAAAGTGGTAGCATACAAAGAAGATCTCAATTGCCGGACCATCAATGTAATAATCGGGGACGGCAGCGCGGCCATAACTACCACCGTCCCTGTCAAGGCCGCTGTAGAAATCCCTTGCGCCTGCACTATCAAGACCGCGCGGCTTTACTCTATCGATAATACATCAGGCGCAATAGCCATCGCTGTCTGGAAAGATTCTTATGCCAATCATCCACCGATCGCGGCAGACCTAGTAGATACCTTCTCCATAGCTGCCTCGGGCGTTAAGTCTGAGGAGACCGGACTTTCAATTTCGTTGGCGAAGGGTGATGTGCTCTTCTTCAATGTGGATTCGGTGACCTCGATGAAGCATATCTTGATAGCCCTTGGGGTAGAGATTTGAACATGGATCTAATCACATATATATATTACAAACTTCATCAAATTAGAAACTGGCTAAACTTTGGTGCCTTGTGTGATCGTCCGTTGGGAATCCATGCCACAACGAAAGTATATAATTTGAAGAATATAGAATACGACCCAACCACGGGCAACGTGTTCAGGCAGCCGGGGGGCATTTATTCTGCCGCTGCCCAAATTAAGATCGGATCTCATACCTGGATAGGGCCAAATGTTGGGATTATCACGCAGAACCACGATCTGGCTAACCCGGACATATACTCAGAACCAGAACCGATAACCATAGGCACTTACTGCTGGATTGGCATGAACGCGGTAATCCTCTCCGGAGTGGTCTTGGGAGATCATACGATCGTTGGCGCGGGCTCAATCGTGACACATAGCTTTCAAGATGGGCACTGCATCATTGCAGGCAACCCCGCAAAAGAGATCAGGAGATTATAACTTGGCTTGGCTTTCTGGATACTCTCATAGGATATTAATCCCCATCAACCATTCGGATGACGGGGAATTAACGAGTTTCCAGGTCAGGATCGCTATTCTGGAGGGCATCGGATCAAATTCTGCTGGCAGCATCTATCTGAATGACTGGGCATTGAACTGGCCTTATGATATCCGTTTTACTTCTTCAGACGGCTCGACGCTTATCGATTTCTGGCGGCAGGAATATGACGCAACTGACGGCACCTGGATCGTAGAAGTCCCTACCATAGCAGATTCTGGCACCACCGATATATACCTATATTGGGGGAAGGCGGCAGACACCGACGCCAGCAGCGCAGCAAACACTGCCAAGGATGGTGCCGGATATGTGTTTCCGGTCAATGCGGCGCTTGACGCTGATTTTTGGGATACCACCGTTGGCTCGCCGCTTGTATCGCTCGCCCCTGCGTTGCCTGCTGCGACAAGCGGCGTCACCGTCTCTGCCGTCTCCGGAAAATATGAGGCATGGCCTACAATAGTCAGAGACAGCAACGGCAGGCTGTATCAATTCTACCGGACTGAGGACAGTGATACTCATCCCTATTCAGCTTCTGGGAAAATTGCCTATAGAACGTCAGACGATGACGGAGCAACGTGGTCCGATGAAGTGGCAGCCACATCAACATCCGATATGGACGAACGCGACCCGGGCGCGTTGGTGTATTCCAATGGCGGCGTAGAGTCGGTGATGCTGGTCTACAATGAAGTTGATGCCAGCGCAAATTCCACTATGTACTGTCAGATTGCTCCAATTTCAACTATGAGTTTTGCAGACAAAATTACCATCAAATCTGGGGCTAATCGATGGAGTGCGGCAAACCCGGTGGAGTTGTCAGATGGAACCATTCTATTGCCATGCTACACGAATGGTGGAAATGTGTATGTGGAAAAATCAACAAATGATGGGGCCTCTTGGTCAGAGATCACTGTCACCGCCGGAGATACCACATACCATCCCGATGAAAGTTGCATAATCGAGCTGAAGACGACCGGCAGCTATGCCGGAAAAGTTGCCCTCATCAGTCGGTGCGAAGTATCTCCTTATGGCTATCGGAAATCGGAATCGGCGGACTACGGCGACACGTGGGGGGCCTATGCCGCCGTATCTACTCTTTCCGCTCCTGATGTGGCCTGCCCGATCCATGTAGGCCGAATGCAGAATGGCGGCCTATCTGCGATATATACAGACGGTTATAATATTGTCCAGTACATCTCCCAGGATGAGGCGGTCAATTGGATATATGTTGGGATGTTGGTAGATAGAGACAGCCCAGAATCCAAGCATTATGCCAAAGCTCTATACTATGGAGATTATGTTTACGTGGCATGGTGTACGAATTCGACCACTTCTAACGTATATTTCAACAAAGTTCAACTGTTTCCGTTTCTAAGGTTTGCCAGCACCGGCACCGATCCTGTCTACTATCAGGGGCCGAGCGTTTCCCGTCCCGCGATTGTAGAATCCATGATACAGTTCCACGATGATGATGCTTCATACAAATATCCTACCCCGTTTGGATTCGGTCGATATATCGCAGACTATTCTGTTGACTGTGCGGGTCTAATTATCTACACATCTAACAAACATTGCCTCACCACTACCACTGGCGGCAACCGAACACTATCTGGGACTGGCATCAACAAAGACAATGCGTGGAGTCTTTGGAAGATCGTTTGGGCCGCCGACCTGGCTAAATATTTCGATGATGGGTCACAACAGGACAGCAACATAACAACCAACGTACCTAGCGCCAATATGCCGATTTGGATAGGCAGAACCGTATACACCAATGTACCGTCTCGCTGCCTGGCGCGGTGGATCTTCGTCCGAAAATACACCGCCAACGAACCGACCTGGGCAACTCCGGGAAGCCACGAATCCTATTCTGCGTCATCACAAATAATTATTATATAAAGGTGGCTCTGATGACTAAACGATACGTCCTAATAGATTCTGAAGACCTGACGGGGTTTAAGCTCGGGTCGGTCTACACCGAGACGGCCCCTACTGCCTCCTCCTATCTCGATGCCGCCTCAGCCGATACCCTAGCAGCATCTCGGCGCACAGACGCCGCCTGGGCAGCCGCAACGGCAGTCCAAAAGCTGTCCGCACTGGAGGAGGCCACCCGAAATATCGATGGCATGATTCTCAGGGGGACAAAGTACGACTCTGATCAGGCCCTGGAATTTCCTCGGATCATCGATGGAGTCATAGTAGGGAATTCTGATCAAGATGCAGAAGTCCCCGATGCGGTCAAGTGGGCCTGCCTGGAGGAGGCCATAGCCATCCTGGCAGCAGGGTCCGGCAGCCTCAAGGATCTCCAGGAGCAGGGCGTCTCAAGCATGTCCATCGGCGGCAAGCTGTCTTATTCCTTCATCGCAGGGGCGGGCCAATCATCGCTCCAGAGCGCCGCTGCAAAGCGATATATGAGGCGCTACACGGGGGCAGAAGTAAGATGAGCATCCTCCCACCGGGCCTCGGCGAGACCGTGACGCTCCGGCACAAGATCGGCCAGAACGAATACAACGAGCCAACCTATACTGATTCGTCTATCACCGTGATCTGGTTCGACTCTAAGAAGGTCATTCGGCAGCAGGACCGGGAAGACAAGGTATGCAATGCCTATCTCCTGACGGAGGATACCACAATTGCAGAGGGCGATGCGGTCACCAGGGGCGATGTGACATGGCCGGTTGGGCCGGTCGAGACAACACAAGGATATGGGGCATATCTTAAGGTCGTGGGGATAGATTGAGATGCCGAAAGTAGACTGGGAGGGGGATGCCCAGGCGAAGCGGGCCGAGGATGCGGTCAAGAACATAACCCGCATTACTGCTGAGAATGTGCTTGGTGCGTCTCATGATCTATGTCCCCTCTCTGATGAGACCACCGTTCCTGGTGGCCCTCACGGCGCTCTCAGGGCATCTGGCCATGTAAGCGAGGTTAAAGGCGGCTATGAGATCGCATACGAACAGGAATACGCATTAGTGATGCACGAAAGCCAGAATTATACCCCCTCTCACCCTGGCACCGGCCCCAACTACCTCCGGCAGCCTCTACTGGATGCTGAAGATCAGTACCACAAGGACATAGCCGATGCCCTGAAGGCGATTTGGGGATGAGCGCAGATCTGGAGTTCCTGGATGAGCTGGTGGCCGGCATGGATGCGGCCACGCTCTACTGGCTCCAGGCTCGGATCGCCCGGCGGCTGGCGGCCATGAGGCCGGGGATCACAGCGCGAAGGGCTATAATTAGAAAATAATAATAGTTTCGCCTGTTCTGAGATTCCCACCTCCGCATAAGGCGAAACTCCCTCCTTATTATGCTCCTAAAATACTTATGGCTCCGGCTGCTCGATTTTGCCGAGGCGGTCCCCGGCAAGCCATTAGACGACATAGACCGGATGCTCCAGGCAGACATCGAGCGCAGAAAAGAGCAGCGGTGGACTGAATATTATAATCACCCTGAATAGAGGTTTTGAAGATGAAAAAGATATCTGCAATACTGATTACATTGGCGTTGCTGCTTGCTCTGGCGGGTACTGTCGGGGCGGCCAACTACATGTACGAAAAGGCATCGGTGAAAGGCGTAGGATATATGGAGCAACAGAAGATCATCTCCACCCAGACTGGCTTTGAGGGCCAGAAGTTGGTGGAGAAGGTAGCCGGATCAGGCAACGTGATCTCTTTGCACTCTGAGATAGAAGTAGAGCGGCAGCTCCAGAGAGGCGGCGTCCCTGTAGGCTCTGTATGGGTCCCTCCTGTGATTGACGAAGAATCTGGTGAGGTCTTGGAAGAAGGCTACTGGAGCCAGACTATGTGTCCATGGCCGACGGGTGTAGGCTGCCCTATGGATTACATCAACTTCACCAAGGAAGCTGAATTTGAGTACATGCCCATCAGCTACCAGACCGGCCAGTATGATGCCAAATGGACGGACAAGCTTTGTGTCCAGAACTACAAGATAGGTGCCGTGCTGACTGAGATGTATACTCATGCCGAGCATCTCCAGAGGACCACTGAGGTCAAGACTAGGGGCTATGGCCTGGTAATGAACGGATCTCAGGGCAAGGGCTATGATAATGCCAACGGCTGCTCTCCATGCTGCACCGGTGTCTTGGAGGCTAATCTTAACAGCAATGTGATTGGCGTTGCTCATATCGGATGGCTCTCCAAAGATCCTTCTGGAGATAATCAGCTCAAAGGCCGTCATGCTGAATATGGCAGATCCGTGGATGACCTGACCGGCGTGTTCTCTGTAGAGAAGTTCATCCAGCTCTGGGGCAATTCCACCTGCGGCTCGATCTCTGTTGATTGGCTTCCCTGCGTGTGATTCTGGAGAAGAGGGAGGCAAAGGATATGATCAAATTTGTAGCGGCTTTCATAGCCGCTTATCTTATTTTAGCTGGAGGCTTCTGCCTCTTTGCCAATATCGCTGGCGCTCAGGCAGATATCCTGCCCATTGAGCCACCCACGCTCCAGGCCAAGAACGTCCATATCATGACGGCCGATGAGAGATCTGAGATACTGATCTATGATATATGGAAGCCTTCGGAACTTGATCGGGTCACGATTGGCAAGGGCGCTGCACTCGGAATTGTGCATGAGAAGAATCTCGCCCCGGCTGAGCCTTATGGGTGGCTGGCATTCGTCTCCCAGGATGCCCTCGGCTCCTGGCGGGGCAGTGCTGAGGCAATGGCATACGGAGGGCTATAGATGCCAAAACCCGAAGATGAGCTGACACCCGAGGAGCTGCCTGAGATCGGGCTCCATGAGGGCGATAGGCCAATAGTCACAGAGGACATGTTTGAGGACGGGATCTGTTTCTTCCCAGGTCCTGATGCAGACATGCCCTCGGCGGTGAGGATTGCTGCACCGATCAATATCCTGAAATTTGTGAAGGCTGCTGTGGTCCTGGATAACGATTCAGCAGAAGGATTCAAGACTGTAAAATGGGCCTATCCTGAGCCATCGCCCGGAGATGTTATCGGCTTGGTCCTGAATCGGGGCGCTATCGCCAGGCTCCAGGAAGCCTACAACGGCAGGGCATTCCTCTTGCAGGCCCCCAACAAAACCGGGCAGTGGCTCACCCTGGCAGAATGGAATGGTGAGTTTAAGACGGATGGCTTAGACGTGCTCGCCCGTATGCGGTGGGAGTGGTTCACCAAAGGGGGCGGTGTAGGGACTCCTGGCCAGCAGGTCTCGGGCACCCATCAGCACGGCCAGGCGAAAGCAGATCCTGAGAAGAAGTATGTCAAGATCGGGGGGACGGATGGGAGGAAGTGGTGACATGGCAGATGATGATTTCATTTCTACCATTTCAGAGGGCACAATAGAGATCAATGGCTGGAAGGCCATAGGAGTCCGGTTATATTCTTTGGCACTCATTGTTCTAATTCCCTTTGTGGTAGCCGCTTCATGGGTGGCATATCAGACAGGGGATATCTCGGCCCTCAAAGAACTGGCTCTTGTGATTGTTGCTTTCTTCTTTGGGAAGAAGGCATGAGGTCGATATGTTAGAAATCGTGCATTGTGGTGGGTGCGGTAAACAGATCCTTGAATCAGATGCCCCAAATGTTATAGTTGGGAAAAATCCCCAACAATTTTGCTCTGAGTGCGTGAAATGGGCAAGCATTATTCGTCCCGAGGGCGATAAATGGAAATTGAGTCCGGTGATCTAATGCCGCCTGCCCTTTGGCCTTTTTTCCTGCCCGGCCCCATGAGCGCGGCGGAATGGAGCGTGCGCTATGCCCGACTTGGATAGCCAAATCTTGACGAAGTTGGGTAGCATGGAGGAAAAAATAAACGGCTTGAAACAGACAATGGATGGCGTATGCGATTTTAAAGATGAGGTTAGCAAAATCGCCCAAGAATTCCTCCTCTACAAAGAAGAGCGCCGAGATCTCCCTGCCCGACTGCAACGAGTCGAAACAAGGTCAATAGATACCGAAAAAGAGTTTAAAGAGCATTGCCGAAATACTGCTTGGATTGCTGAGAAGGTAGCCAAGTCTGATAACTACTTCAAGGCGGCAATCCTGGCCTGGGGAATAGTGGTTTCTGTTGTGGCACTCATGGTCACGTTGGGAAAATATCTCGGGATAACTTTTGTTATAAAATGAGGTGATGTGGAGATATGTATTGGTGCATTAATGTTAGCCGTAATTCTTGCACAGACTGTGATTAATCTCATTCTGTATTTGACAATCAAAGAATTGCGGCGAAAGTATCTCCATAATAAGTCAAAATAATTGCTCGATTCAAGCAATTTTGCGAATAATGATTATGATCGAATATCTATGTGCTGTCGTCCTGATCCCGCTGGCGATCAAGGGCTGGCTCATGATGATCCGAGGCGAGAACGTCTTTAGCCGGAGGCGGCGGTATTGAAGATACTCCTCCGATCGGGGACTTCGATTATCGAAGACTTGGAAAACCTGCAAAAATGGAAAGATATTATGATGGGGCCCGCCTCGCCGGTCACCTATTCAACCGATTCCTACGGCTTGATAATATTTCGCAGCACAGACATCTTAGAAATCCGAGTCGAATTGGATGAGGTGGCGGCACTATGAGCATCCTTGAAGATATCGCTATCCAGCTCAATACCGCTGGCGTGGGCGTCTATCCCGGCACCAGCTCTACCAGGACCATCTACATAGCCGAGATGCCGGACAGCCCGGATGCCTGCATAGCACTCTATGCCAGGCCAGGGAGGGCCAAAGAGGTCTTCTGCGATCTGCAATATCCTGACCTCCATGTAGAAGTCCGGGCAGCCACCTATGCAGCAGCCCAGACCAAGGCGGAGGCCATAGACTCGGCCCTCCATGCTCAGCACGACATCACCCTGAGCACGCACACATACCTCCTTATCCGGGCCAGGGGCGTGCCCTGCAAGCTTGAGGTAGATGACCGGAACAGGACAATATTCTATCAGAACTTTGAAGTCACAAAAGGAGCATAATTTTTATCGCAGTCCTATTTTTTCTAATAATAGTTTTCGCAGTTTATTATAAACCGCAATTTGCGGAATAAAAGCATACTTCGAGGTATAGATATGACATCTGCTATTAGCGGCATGACTGGCTCCCTCTGGTTATGTGCCACTGTAGACGGCACATATAAGGAGCTGGGCGAGATGAGCGATCTTAAGATGAAGGTCGACGGGAAGGACATCGACACGAGCAACAATGGAGATGGTGGATGGGGATCTTCAATCGCAGGCGCGAAGAGCTGCGAGATATCTGGGGGAAATAACTTGGTGATGGCTGATGAGGGGTATGTCCTATTGGCAGCAGCCCTGTTCGCTTCCACTATGGAGATCTACTGCAAGATCCTCCAGAGCGGTACTCCCACATCCTCCCCAGTAGGATGGTCCGGGCTGTTCCGAGTCAGCAGCAACAATTTCCAGCTTGTCAGCCCTTCCTCTCAGCAGAAGCTTGACTTCAATCTCAAGAATGTCGGCGCCGTGGCCCCAATAACCTGAGGCTGACTCATGACTCTTGCCAAGAGCGGCCTGGATGCCGCCCTATTTCTCGATGAGCCGGAGGAGTATGTGGTCACAGCCACTCTCGGCTCTAATCGGGATATCTGTTTTGTGTCAAAAAACCATGCAACAAACAAGGTCGAGATTGTGGTGGGTGGGGTCACTGCACCCCTGTCAGTGGCTGTGGTTGGCCCTAAGCTTACCATCACCAGCGCCAATACTGACGGCTCCGCCACCAGCACCGCGGCCCAGATTGTGGCCGCAGTGAATGCGGACGCCAACGCATTCGCCCTCTTTGAAGCCAGGCTCCCGCCCGGCAGCACGGGTGCGGGCGTGACTGGGGCGATGTCTGAGGCCACCGCTCATGATGGGGTCCACTTCACAGAAACCAGTCTGGCAGACACCGGAGATCACAAGACCTTCCAGGCAGCGGCGGGGTCTCGATATTGGTCTTCGATGACGAAGCTGGAAGTTGATGTAGGGCATGATGGATCTTGGGTGGAGCAGACCAGCGGCTATACTGTCTCCTTAGTAAAAGGCAGCATAACTCTGGACACGGCCATTGCGACGGGGGATCTTGTCCGAGCCACTGGGATACGACGGTCTCTCCTTGCTTTCAAGAAGGTCTTCGGGCTGTTTGACTGTAAGCTCAAAATCGGAAGCAAGGATATAGACACAACCACAGGAGATGATGGTGGATGGACTTCTTCAATTGCAGGTGCTAAGAACTGGGAGGCATCGTATGGGTCATTCTTCTACGACGGGGAAATCCCCATCTCAAAGCTTTCAGTCAGCTACTATTGGAAGTTCTACAGCACACTTGCAACAGTGCCGTTTGCTATCGGAAAGGGCATAATCCAGAGCCTGGAGAATCTGCTAGTAAACCCCAACGATGCCCAGAAGCAAACCGGCACTATCAAGGGATCGGGCGAGTTGTATTTGGAATAAATCGAGGACAGGGGGAAGTGATGGCAGGATGCATTCGGCCTGATCCCCTCCCTCACACTTAAGGGAGAAATTGATATGGAATTTAATTGGACATTCAAGGCAATAAAGGACTTTGAGAGGTACGGCAAGAAGATACTCAAGCAGCAGGACATCAAGGTAAATGGCCAGTCTACGATAGGGATGCCACTGCCTGCAGGAGCACTCCTGGCCAATTTCGTCAAGCTTTCAGAGATCACCGAGGGCGCTATTGCGGCAATGGTCGGAGACCTGGATAAGAAACCCTCCGATGCTCTTGAGGCAGCAGATAAGGCCATTCAGGAGATGCTGGATTCTGGCGACAGCCTGGAAGATATCCAGAACAAGCTCTATAGATCCTATCTGGAAACATCTGACCCTTCTTCTATACCGATGTGGGAAGCCGCCCTGGAAAAGGATCGGCTGAAGAAGGCGGCGATCCTCAAGAATCCTTCTGGCGAACCGTCTACCACATAGCCTACGTAGAGCTGGGCCTGCTGCCGGACCAGTTCTGGCAGCTCACACCCGGCGAGCTGGCGCTGCTCCAGGAGCATAGGCTTCAGGAGATTGAGAGAGCGCAGGAGCTGGCCGCCTTCACAGGCTACTGCACAGCTTCTGCCGTGGCAAAATGGTTCAATGAGGGGCTGCCCGGCTTCTCGGAGTTCTACCAGAAGCCCACAGAGCCCGCACCTCAGACCACATCAGAAGATTACAAAGCAAGATACGATTCTTGGCAATGAGTTTTTAGAGGAAGTTATACTATGACTGAAGCCGGCAGGATTACCGCCCTTATAGACGGAGATATCTCGGGGCTCAAGACCGCCCTCGGGCAAGCCCGGAGCGAAGCTACCAGCGCCGTATCCGGGATTGAAGGCAGCTTCAAGGGCAGCCTGGGCGCCGGCCTGAAGGACTCCATGAGCGGCATTGCCTCCTCTATGGGCCCTATCGGCGGTGCTCTGTCTGCAATAGGTCCTGCTGGCATCGCAGCAGGAGCCGGGATTGCTGTTGTAGGTGGGGCAATCTCTTCCTCCGTAGCTGTGGCTGGCCAATTTCAGCAAACAATGTCCGGCGTGGCTGCCGTGGCCGGGGCAACGGCTCCACAGCTAGAGCTGATGGCCACTGCTGCCCGAGACGCCGGCGCGTCCTCCGTATTCAGCGCCAGCCAGGCAGCCGAGGCAATGGGCTTCCTGGCATCCTCCGGCATGAGCGTCTCTGACACCATCGCCACCCTGGAGCCTACACTATTGATGGCTGCTGCCGGTGGCCTGGGCCTGGCAGAAGCCGGCGATCTCATGGCCGGGTCTCTGGCGCAGTTCGGCCTGGCTGCTGGAGATGCTACCGTGGTGGCAGATACCCTAGCAGCAGGCGCAGCCGCCTCCAATGCCAGCGTGACCCAGTTGGGCCAGGGTCTCCAGAACGTGGGCCCGATGGCCGCCAGTGTGGGGATGAGTCTCCAGGAGACGACGGCAGCCCTGGGAGTCTTCGCTAACAGCAATATCAAGGGCGCGGAGGCCGGCACCGCATTGAAGTCCATGATAGCCTCCCTGCTGGGGCCAACCAAGGGCGCTGCAGCAGCCTTCGCCGAGATGGGTATCAGTGCAGATCAGGTCAACCCCACTCTGCACTCCTATGATGAGATCATGAGCACGCTGAAGGGCAGCCATATGACTGCTCAGCAGGCCGTGGCGATCTTCGGCAAGGAGATGGCCGCCAATGCCCTGGTAGCCGTGAACGGGGCAGACAGCTATGATGAGCTGCTCACGAAGGTCTCAGAGACTGGCAAAGCCTCCGAGATGGCCACCACCCAGACAGACAACTATAAGGGGGCGATGGATGAGTTCGGCGGTGCCGTCGAAGAGGCCCAGATCGCATTAGGCAATGTGTTTCTCCCAGTATTAACCAACGTGGTCCAAGGGCTGACCGTTGGTGTTACTGCCGTCACTGAATTCGGGAAAGCGTTGGGTGATATGGTCCAGGGAGGCGCGGCCCTCCTGGGGGAGCTATTCGACCCCGAAAACTGGATGAGCACCCCGAAGGAATTCGTAGAGAACCTAGACGATGCCTTCCTAAGCGCCCTTGGGATCGACATAGGCAATACTGTCGGGGATGCGGTGGCAGAAGACAGCGATCTGCCGAAGGCTCCAGGCGAGGCGCTGGGCAGTCCGGAGGCTCTGGCGGGGGCAGGCGATGCGGGTAAAGATATTGCCGCTGCTGTATTCGATCCTGAAGCCTGGCAACTTGAGGCCAATGATGCAATAATTACTTCCATGAAGGCTGCCGGTGCGGGTGTAGCGCGGGCGGACTGGAAGAAGGATCTCGGTGAGATAATCGGCCTCACGACATCGAATGGTGTCGAGATCTCATCCACTATCGGGGGGGACAAGTCTCATAGCTATGTGATCCTCAAAACGCCTGGTGGAGCCGAGTTCAAGAAAGAGTATTATGCATCCGGCTACACCCGCGAGCAGGCCCTCCATGATCTCGTCATGGAGAACAAAAATGCCCTAGGGTTGGATGAGATCGGCACAATGGAGCTGGAAGGGCTCTATGATCAAGCTGATCTCCTGAAAATCAAGGCCGGCCTCAAGGTCGAAGTCGAAACCAAGCT